AGTATTGATAGATGGTATTGCTGTACAAGGCAATCATGTAACTCCTGAACAAGCACATCTAATAGACAAATTAAGTAATAGAAAAATACTTTGCCCGGACAGAGATGAGGCTGGAAAAGAATTAATAGAACAAGCATTAGAACTTGGCTGGGAAGTAAGTTTTCCACCTTGGAAGCCGCACATCAAAGATGCGGCAGATGCTGTACAAGAATATGGTAGAATGGCTACGGTGGCAAGTATTATTAAACATGCCACCAATAACAAATTAAAAGCACAAGTAAAAACAAAAATGTTATGATAGATAAAATTTTAGATTGGTTAGATATTTGCAAAAAGCATTGGAAAGAAATATTTGCTATTAGTTTTTTAATGCATTTTGTATTTGATATTTTTATATTTTGGGCAGGATTTTTAGTGGGCAAATTTTTATGAAATTGTATGTGAACGGATGTAGTTTTACGCATGGTCACTTGCCAGTAGACCATCCTGAAAGAATAGTAGATCCGACTAAACCTGACCAACCGTATGATTGGGTTTGGGCATCTAGATTAAAATCTCATTTTGATGAAGTTGTAAATGAGGCATGGCGAGGATGCGGTAACGATAGAATTGTAAGGCGAACAATTAATTATCTATCAAAAGTTCCAGATCCACAAAATTGGACTGTGATAATTCAGTGGACTAGTATCGAGCGAGAAGAATGGTTTGATAATGATTTAGGTGTTTGGTTTAATCAGGTGCCTCATAGAGTAATATATGATGATCATGCATGGCAAAAAGTAGATTTAGAAAACAAAGATAGAATAGATGCTAGAGGAAAAACTTTTGAACCTTTTTTTGCTTTAGGAATGACTGATGAGCATAGGCTAATTAATCTTTGTAAAAATATAATGGTATTAGAGTACTTTTTTCAGCAAAAAGGGTTTGGGAATGTATTTTATACTGGTATGAGTCTTAATTGTATGCTACCTTATCATTTTGAAATATTAGAAGAAAGTATACGAAGAAATCACATGATAGATGATCAATATATTAGCAAGGATAGTCCAAATAAGCATATATTGGAAGTTTTATATAGATCAGTTAGCCCAGGCAGATTTTTACAGCCTATAAGTGCTGTTTCTAGAAATAACACACTCTCAAAGGAAGATGCCCATCCGAATTCAGAAGGGCACAGATTATTTTATGAATATATATTATATGAATTGGAAAGAAGAAACATACTATGACAGATATTAGAGAATACAACGAAGATGTACAAGAGCTGTTTTTAAGATTTTTATTGAGTGATAAAGATCTATTTGCTCGTTGTCAAAGCATTGTACAACCAGAATATTTTAATTTAAAATATCGTAAAGCAATTGAACTATTTAAAAGTCATAGTGAAAAACACAATGCTATTCCAACAGCAGAGCAAGTTAGTGCAGTAGCAGGAGTAGAACTAGAGCCAATTCCACAAATTACTGTAGACCATCACAACTGGTTTCTCAACGAGTTTGAAACTTTTTGTAGACACAAAGCATTAGAAAAAGCAATCATCGAAAGCACAGACTTGTTAGAAAAACAAGACTATGGCACCGTTGAAAATAAAATAAAAGATGCAAGTCAAGTAGGACTTGTAAAAGATCTCGGACTAGATTATTTTGAAAATCCTAAGGAAAGGTTACAATGGATAAAAGACCAAGCAGGGGCAATTAGTACAGGTTGGAAGGGTATAGATCACAAACTTTACGGTGGGCTGAACAGAGGAGAGATGACAATCTTTGCTGGTGGTTCTGGTGCAGGTAAAAGTTTGTTTTTGCAAAACTTTGCTGTTAATTGGGTGTTAGCAGGTCTTAATGTTGTTTATGTTAGTTTAGAACTTAGTGAACAACTTATCAGTATGCGTCTAGATGCAATGGTTAGCGGGTTTGGCACAAAAGAAATTATGAAAAACATGGAAGATGTTGATCTCAAAGTTCGTATGAAAGCCAAAGGTGCAGGTAAATTGCGTGTTAAGCAGATGCCTAATGGTATTAGTGCAAATGACTTGCGTGTATTTTTACGAGAATATGAAATACAAAGTGGCGAAAGAATTGATGCATTGCTAGTAGACTACTTAGATTTGATGATGCCAATCAGTAAAAAAGTAAGTGGCAGTGATTTGTTTATCAAAGACAAATATGTATCTGAAGAAATTCGTAACTTGGCCGTAGAACGAGATTTACTTTGTGTAACAGCGTCCCAGTTAAACAGAGGTGCTGTGGAAGAAATTGAATTTGACCATCATCACATTGCAGGTGGTATTAGTAAGATTCAAACAGCAGATAATGTTGTAGGTATTTTTACAAGTAATGCTATGAGAGAAAAAGGCAGATATCAAATTCAGTTTATGAAAACAAGATCCAGTAGTGGTGTAGGCACAAAAGTTGATTTAAAATTTGATCCAGACACTCTACGCATTGTAGATCTTGAAGAAGGTGACGAAGATGCAACAACCTTAACAACGGGCAGTCTTGTTGATCAATTAAAACGAAGTGGTAGTATTAAGGCTGAAGAGCAAGGCACACAAGATACTATAGGACAGGCCATGAACATGCGTGAGTTCTTGAAAAAGAATGACTTCTAATGATAAATAGTAGTAAACAACGGAGAACTCGTGCGTAAAACAAGAAGTATTTTAGAAGAGCTCAATCAGATCTCAATAGATAGAGATAGAGATCATGTTGTTGAGAACAGGGGCGACCATGTTATCAACAGTGCTATTCATTTGATTGAGCAAATAGAAGCATACTACGACGAGGATACTGCTAAAGATTTATCAAATAGATTGATTAACAGTATCAAAGGCAGGGACCCTGCTAAGTTCTCCAGAGGAATCAAGAAAGTTATCAAGGAATCCCAGCGAGAACAGCATGAAGATTTGTGAAATTTCAGATAGTTTAGTTATCGAAAAAGACGGTCGTTCTGGACAATCAACCACCAATACAAAAAGAGATAAGTCAGGTGATAATACTGATATCATCAGCAAGAGTCTGAATCGCGGCAAAAATTTTGGTAAAGGTGGAGAAAAATTAGATCTAGATCCTACTGCTCCAGCAAGTACTTTGAAAAATGGTACAAAAGCAAAACTAAACAACATCGAATATACATACGATCAAAAAAATCATCAATGGACCACCAAAGATGGTAATGTAGCAACCGGTGATGCGGCAATGCAGTTATTCAAAGCACAAGGTGTTAATCCAGACGGTAGCCCAATCAAAAAAGGCATGATGCAAAGAGCCAAAGATTATTGGAAAGATGGCTCTGCTGACGGTGTAGCACAAGCAACAAGAAGTGACCCTAATGCTAGTTTAGCAAGAAAAGGTTTTGTAACTGGCGGTACTAAGATAGCCAGCATGTTAATGAAAAAACCGGGAGCAACAACTGATGCACCAGATGCATTAAATCCTTTATTTAAGGCACAAATAGACGACTTAACAAAAGAAGAAAAACAATACTTAATTATTAAGTTAGGCCAGTTCAAAGGCGCCGCTAATAGAGGTGCAGATAATCCAGAGATGGTCAGAGGAGGTGCAAAATAATGAGACTATACGAATTTAATAATCTTAACGAAGCACCTTTACAATCAATGGGCAAAGCAATGGGCAAGGCTGTTAATAAAGTTAAAAGTGCAATGGGGATGGGTAAAAATCCTACACAACCTGCACAAGTACAACCTGCACAACCTGCACAAGCACCAAACCCTGCAGGAAGTGGTACACCACAAGGTGTTCAAACTCCAATTGGTAATAATCAGCAAGTGAGAAATGCCACCACAGGTGGAACACAAACTAAAAGGCCACCTACACAAGGAAAGTTTGATCCAGGTGGAGGGAACAATCCTAACTTCCCTAACCAGTTACCTACTACAGATCCAGCACTTGCGGCAGTAAATGCACCGACTGCATACAACCAAACTGTTGATCAACCTGCTACCAAAGGAACAACAGTGTCAAATACAGATACTGAGCAAGAGAAACAGAAAGTACAAGTTAAAAGACAAGGTGATCCTAATATTAATAACGGTGAAGTAAAATGGCCAGAAGATGATTTAGATGGTGACGGAATTGACGATAGAGTTGAAATACAACAACGAAACCCAGAAAGAGACGGGCCTTTTGGTAGTAACAGAAGAAAAGGCACAAATGCTGGAGTTGAAAAAACAGCCTCAGACGGACAACAATATATTTGGTTAGGTAGACAATGGCGAGGTAGTGAAACTGGAAAGTTTGCAAATCAAGCAATATCAGCAGAATTAGGCATGCCACATTTAGATGAGTTAGTTGCACAAATGGATGATGCAAATGAAATTCATTTAGCGGCTAATTATATATTGGGTAGAGAAGATGCATTAGCAACATCTAAAGATAGATTCACATCAGGTGGCGGCAGATACCGAGACATTGATGATAAGAGTGGTGTAGACCGAGAAACCGGTGATGTTGTAGATCAAGAAAAATACGATAATTATAGAATTCAATCAACTCAAGCAAACAAAGCATTAAACAGAGATGTACAAGATAAAATGGATTATGATGCTGATAGATCGTTAGGTCAACAGAAAAATCGTAGAACTATTAGACCAACTGACGGTTCAGAAGGTGATGTATTAGATACAGTAGTGCCAACTGGTTACGATGCAGACCAATATCAAAACTTTGCTGGTAAAAATGTAACTGATAAAGGTATAGATTGGAACACTAGGGCTGAACCTAAAACAACTAGTAATGATCCTAGGCCTATAAAGAGAAAATCTAGAAGAAGAACTGGAACAGAAAGTAAAGATTTCAGTGTGTTTAACATGTTGGTAAACAAATAAAATGAAATTTATAGAGATCTCAAAACCTTTAGTTACGCAAATCCTTTCAGAAAGTCTATTAAATGAAGCAGAGGGCAAAAATACTCACCTCGAACATCTAGAAGATAACATTTTTAACAAAGGATATGCTGGTGCAAAAGAAGCAATCGATTATTTGTACAGTTTGCATCAAATGTTAGAAGGGCATAGCAAAAATCCAATTAATATTACCACAAAATGGGACGGCAAACCTGCAATTATTTGTGGCCGAGATCCACAATCAGGCAAATTCTTTGTAGGCACCAAGGGTGTATTTGCACAAAAACCAAAATTAAACTTTACTCCCAAAGACATTTTAGAAAATCATGGCCCTGGTGAACTTGCAGACAAATTAACTATTGCATTAAAACTATTAAGCAAGTTAAATTGGAATACAGTTGCACAGGGAGACATGCTTTGGGCAGGAACAGATCAATTTAAAGAAGCAAAAATAGGTGATGAAAATTATATTGTAATTACACCTAACACTCTTACTTACGCAATTCCAGTAGGCAGTGACTTAGCAAACGAAATGTCGAGCAAAACATTTGGTATAGTATTCCACACAGAATATACAGGTGGGCCTACACTAGCAGATACCCAAGCCAAATTTGGTTTTGACAGCAGTGTGTTAGGCGAAGCACCTAATGTTTGGTACACAGATGCTAGAATTAAAGATGTGAGCGGTACTGTGACACTTACTGCTGATGAAAATAAAAATATTTTAAGTGCTATTGCACAGGCAGATAATTATTTGAAAAGCATCGACAAAGATACATTTAACTTTTTAGATAAAGGTGCTGATATTATCGGTGATAAAATATTTTTACAACAATTAAAAGCACATGTTAATGCAAACATTAAAAATGCAGGAGAGTTTGAGCAAAATCCCACAGTATTTGCACAAAGTTTTGTTCAAAAATACATTGCATACATGCAAAAAGAAATTGAAAAAGTTAAAACTCAAAAAAGTATTGATGCTAAAACTGAAAAGATGGTACAAGGTGTTAAATTTATCAAAGAGCATGTGCCTAGCATAGTTGCTGTTTACGATTTATATTTAAAACTCATAGAAGCAAAATTAGTTTTTATAGAAAAGTTAAAAGCAATACAATCAATTCCCACTTTTGTTGCCAGCGATAATGGCTACGAAGTTGCTAAAGAAGAAGGTTTTGTTGCAGTAGACAGAATGGGTAATGCTATTAAATTGGTTGATAGATTAGAATTCAGTAAAAATAACTTTGCAATGGGCCATGGAGCAACCAAATAATGGAACTTTTATTGGTCAACGAAGAACTATGTGAATCTCGATTATACAGAACTACTGCAAATTTTAAAAATCTTACAGGTAGACAAATTGCAGATTTAGCATATTTAAATTCTTTATTAATGTATATGATGATACAAGATGACGATCAGCACGAATATGCAAAAGCATACACTGCAAGAACTGTGCAATACGGATCATATACACTGTTTAGAACCCATGCAACTGATTTATACATGCTTGCATACATCTTAAAAGATCCAGAAAATAAAAATTTACGATATAATCAACATAGCGAAAGCAAAAGATTCTTAAAAACATTAAATTTTGATTCTAGAAGACATATTCAATGGATGAGAAAATTATCTAAGGCAGATGATAGGCGCGGAGAAGCAGTTGCTTTCTATATGGCATTAGAAAGACAATTAAAAATTGGAGATGGCAGGTATAAACAGTTCAGAAGATATATAACTGATTGGAATAATTTAAAATATACCAGCAAACAGCAAATTATTGCCAGAATGACACAAGAAATTCGCAGGATTGCCAAAGGCAGTGAAGTAATGGCTCCTTTAGGCCAAATGTTAAAGTATAGAAGATTCAAAGCCGCACCAGAATATAAAAATCCTAGAACAAGTTTTACAAAAAGAGCAATAGGAACGGCGGCCGGAGCAGTAGCAGGCAGATATATAGGCAAAAAGGTTGCACAAAAGACAGGTGCAAATGTAGATAAATATAAAAAAGCAGGTACAGGCCTCGGTGCAATAGCAGGTTATTGGGCTAGTGGCAGGAAAAAACAACAATGAAAATACAACATATATTAGAAGCAGTGACTCCAGAAGACTTGGAAACTTTACAGTTATTAAAACTGAAAGGTTTTGGTGACTATGCTAATGATATAGAATCATTAATGAGACAAGGCCACAGTATAGACTCTGCTGACAAAGTTCTTCGTGTGCATGATCGAGAAGAAAGAGAAAAAGGCGCTGATAAAAAGAAAAGTAAATATAAAATGCCACCTGGTAATCCGCAATGGATGTTAGATCTCAAGCAACAGGCAAAACAGAGTCGTGGTAAAGATGTTGATGGTCAATTTAAAACCGGTTCAGACGGAAGAATATTTAGACACGATCGATATTATGGTGATGGTCCACTTTCAAGAGCAATTAACAAAGCAAAAGATTGGGCTGTAAAAAATGTTCCGGGTGCAGAAGAAGTGGGCGACATGGTTGATACTGCAAAAAAAGGCTTAAAGAAAGGACTACAAGGAAAGACATTGCCGACTCTAGGCCAATTCAAATAAAAACCAATAAAAAAGATAAATAAGTGTATAGGGCACAAAGCCCGAATATTTTAGGAGAAATAAAATGGCACAAGCAGATAGAAGAGCGGCCGCTAGTGGTGAGTTTATTGGTAAAGATGTATTCTTAAAGAGCTTTCAACAGCAATCAGGTAACATTAGTCAATCACAATTTAACTCATTGGTTAGCACAGTTCAAAACTTAAACTTATCAGTACTTAAAATTGGTGATTTCACAGCAGGTAGTCAAGACACAGTTAACATGATTGTTGAAGGTGCAGACAACTTAGCAAACGGTGACATCGATGGTCATGTTATTGGTGATGTAAGTTTCTAACTTTAACTTAATTTAAAAAATCCTCATCTAGGTGAGGATTTTTTTTGACTAAAAAAGATAAATAAGTGTATAGGGCACAAAGCCCGAATATTTTAGGAGAAATAAAATGGCACAAGCAAATCCAAATGCGGCAGTAAGAGCGGCAAACGGCTTCGTAGGAACAACTCACATCCTAGAAGTTGATGATGTAACAGCAGTAACAGTTGAAGAAGCATGTTTAGAAGCACAAAACGAAGGTTTTGTGGTTGTAGCAGTTGAAGGCTTAACTTCAGGTTCGCACATTGCAGTACAAGGTGCAGGAGCAACACCTTCAATCTCAGGTACTACAGTAATTGCAACATTCGATGCATAAAAATTCCTAACTACCTTAGGATTGTGCGTAGGCGCACAGATAAAATCCTCGCTTTATGCGAGGATTTTTTTTGGCTCTGCAATCTATAAACTTGATAAATAGTGTAATATACGGAGACACACATGAGTTTAACAAGAAGCGGAGCAATGAGTAGCAGTGAAGTGCTATCAAGTAACATTGAATTTTATTCATTGTTCACCACACTAGACATAACACGAACAGGTAACTACTCAGATAACACACAAAAGGATTTTGAGAGTGTTGTACAAGTTATAGGATTAAGAGCTCAACCAGTTGTAATGAATAATCCTGTAGCATTAAATGGCGTTGGTGCTAATATATTAGAAAATTATGGTGCACCGAGTTTAACAGGAGCAGGTTGGATATTTAAATTTGCTTTTGAAAGAGAAGGCGTACATACTGTAGACTTACTCAAAGATGAATTAGATGGTATAGTGTTGAATGGTGGAACCATAGATACTAAAAACACAGTGAATATGGAATTCACTAAACAAGACTTATTATAAAGAGTAAACAATGCCTAAAAAAACAGAACCTGAACAGAAAAAAGAACTTTATACTGAAAACGGAAATTTAGAAGCACACATTATTGCAGATATGCTCCGTATAGAAAGTATCACTACAGAGTTACGAGACTTTAAAGATGATGTTAAAGCTCGATTAAACAAATTAGAAAATTGGATTGTTGCTATTGTAGGTGTAACATTTACTACACTAGTTACATTATTAATTTCGTTGGTGTTTAAAGTATTATGAATATAGCCGAATTAGATCAAGAACCATTGTTTGAAGCCAGAATGGTGTGGCGTAAAATGGGCAACAAAGTCAAAAGAGCTGTGAGATGCACCACAGGGCGTAGAGCAGGCCGTGTTGTATCTAATGCTAAACAGTGTTCGGCTCCAATTGATCTAAAGAAAAGACTTACTTTAAAAAGAACAAAAGCAAGAATGGGTGCAAGAATCAAAAGAAAATCAGCTCGAACAAAAAGATTTAACCCAACATCTAGAAGGTTGAGATCGTTAAACCGACCAACTAATAGAAGGCCTGCGAGAAGAAGGTAATGAAAGCAAAAGATTTTAAAACATTAGAATCTCTACTTAAAGAGTACGGAATGAATCCTGGTATAAGCACACCAGTAGGCCAACAAACTTCAGGCAGTGTTGCTAAAGCAACGCAAAAATCTCCAAGCAAAGAAAAATCTCAAAGTCCAACTATGGCTAAAAATGTTAGCCCTACAACTGCAAAAATACAAAGGCAACAACAAGCAAAAGAAGAACCTTTTAATAAAATTGATGCAGGTGAACAAGAATTAGATACTGTTCTCAAAGACAAAGACGGTAATGAAGTAGGCACAGTGGTCAGCCAGGTCGGCGACAAGCCTAATGTAGATGCTGTAGTAATAAAAGATCCTAAGAATCAATTTAGACTTGTTGAGCCTGATGAAGAACTATTTGTTGATAATCCCGATTTTGTAGAAGAAGGTAAACTAGGTAAAAAGTTAAGCAAAGATAGGAAACTTTACAAACTTGGTAGAAAAATTAAAAAACTTACTCGCAAACACAAATTACGCGAGCAAGGCGAAGAACTGATTTTTGAAATCAATTTCAACAAAAAAGAAATTGCACAAGATGCATTAAACCTTCCTATTAAATGTGGTTTCGAAGCAGAAACTTCATGGGACAGTGTGTATGGCAGTGGTGGTGACGATGACGGTGATTGGCTATATGAATATAATTGGTATGATATTGAAGATTTTATCAGAGATCAGGAAGGTAGCAATGCCGCCGCAAGAGTCGAAGACAGTTACAATGAATGGATCGTGGAAAATGTCGCACCGGAATTTGAAGGTGACATCATTGATGATATGGTTAGCGACCGCGAAGAAGATGAATACTATCTCAACAAGTACATAGAAGATGAACTTAGCGAAGATGACATAGAAGAATACAAAGAACGCATACTAGATGACTTACCCGAAGAAGAGCATGACGAATATGCTGATTGGGACTTCTTGAATTGGGGTCGTCAGTATGTGGAAGAAGAATTATTAGACGAATACAAAGATTGGTTAAGAGAAGATATCCGCGACAATGGCGAAGCATTTGACGATGCTATTGATACAGCTCGATCAGAGTATGACATGGACTACTGGGCAAATGAAGAATACGGTAGTTGGGCCAGTTGTTTAAGTGAGCATGATATCTATTTGTACGATCCAGACCGTGGAGGCGAAGGTGGTGGCCAAGAAGAAGTTGCAGAATATCTGACAGACTGGATAGACGAAAACAGTCAATATAAAGATGTTAAAGCAGGAGAATATCACAGCAGAGCTGGCGATACAGATCAGGACTATTGGCGTGTGGAAGATGACAGCAGTATTCAAACAAGCGGCACGGGCTCTGAAATCATTTCGCCAGTTTACCCTACACCTAGAAAAATGCTGGAAGAAATGAAAAGCCTATTTGCTTGGTTAGAAAATCAGGATGTAGACACTAACAGTTCAACTGGCTTGCATGTGACCATGAGTTTGGACAGCGATGACAGAGAAAAAATAAATCCAGTTAAACTTGCTGTGTTGTTGGGTGACAAATATTTACTCAGCACATTTGGCAGAGAAAACAACAGTTATGCCAAAAGCCAATATAAAAATTTAGAAAAGTTAGGTCACAAATTAAAGTCTAACCCAGATGCTAAAACTATTCAACAAATTGAAGATATTCTAAGTTCAGGTATCAACAGAGACAAGTTCAGCAGTATAAATTTCAAAGACCAACGAGACAGTAATACAGGTAATCAACTTATTGAATTTAGAATCGGTGGTGGTTCAGACTACCACAGAGATTACCCTAAAGTTGTAAAAGCAGTGATTCGTTATGCGGCAACAATGCAAGCCGCTCACAGTGATAAACTTTACAATCGTGACTATGCAACAGCATTGTACAGATTGATTAACAACATTGGTAAAATCAGTGCAGATGACGAAGAACGAGTTAAAGACAGAATCAATCCTGATGTTGAAGCACCAGCGGTTGATGTACTTAAAGATTACTTCAGCAAAGACAATTATGTTGAGCATCTGAGATATCTTGCCGCGGCGTATAATCTACTTGCAGAATATAAACAACTAAAAAATAAACAAAATGAA